CGCACCAGGTAGAACACCTGCTAAAAAGTTCGGTCCTAACATTGTTGATCGCGAAGATTACAAAATGCACATACTATTAAGAGAATGGAAGCCCGGACTGTTTGAGATTCTCATTGAACGATGGATGCCAGAAACAGGTTGGACCAGCACACAAATACTAGCAGACACAGAAGAACTAGAGCGTATTCGTCAAGTACTGGGCTGCTAAGTCCGCTAAATATTATATAATTAGGAATTGCAGAATGTCACAATTAAAAAAGAGTTATACAGAAATCAGTGTTCCGCTAAACAAAATGTCCTTTACTCCGGACGTTCCAAGCAATGCACTTGCTGCCAATGAATACAATGCAGGCGAAAACGTTGAAACAGACGTTAGAGGCATTCGCAGTGTTCTAGGTGAAGCAGAAATATTAAACAGTGTGCCCGGCACGCCAACTTACATTACCGGCGGCTTTAGGCACAGTGGAGAGTTTTGGTTCATCGTAGCAACCACAGCAGCCCAATGGTGGGCTAGCAATGGTACAGGAGGATGGACTAACATTACCCCTACCAACCCAAACTGGACTAACACACGCTTTGATCGCACATATGATCAAAGTATGAACATTACAGAAGCCTGGAACGGTACTGTACCTATTTTTAACGACACAATCAATCCTCCATTCTTCTGGGAAGATGATGCTACTAATCCTACTAAACCATTAACTCTTTACAGCAACGAAGTTCCTCACGGTATTGATACTATTGCTTACTATAGTCCTACTGTGCAGAAGATTACTGTTGCAACAGCATATACCACAGCACCTTTTGCTCCAGGCGATAAGATTGTTATTACAGGTACAAACAACTTCTATAACGGTACATTCACAGTAGCAGACATTGGCGGCGGAGTTGGTTCTACTACAACAGAGATTTACTACCTAGCAAGTCCAGGCGGCGCTTACAGTGCTAGTAGTCCGCAAGTTGCGGCAGCATACACTTGGAACTATGATCCTAATTTAAAGAACGTAGCAGCAGGCTTTATGCGTATCTACAGTACTCCTAACGTAGGTAACATTCTAGTAGCCGGTGATTTATACACTACGGCATTAGACAACAGCGTTCACAACTATCCTGTTACAGTACAATGGAGTCAGGCTTTTGGTATTAACGATGCTCCATTAAGTTGGCAACCTACAGTGCTTAACGTGGCTAACCAATTGGAAGTTCCGTTAAGAGGTCGTGTGCTAGATGCTTTCCCGGCTAACGGTAACTTGTATCTATGTTCATATTGGGACACAGTTGTGTTTACGCCTATGAACTATGCAACAACATCAACTCCTATCCTAGGTGTTAGATTGTTTAATCAAGGCCGCGGACTTATCAACGCTAACTGCTGGGCAAACACAGACAACGTAGTCTACGGTATTGATGCACGTGACATTTGGATGTTTAACGGCAGTTCATTCCAAGGTATAGGTAACCAGCGTGTCAAGCATTGGTTCTTTGATCAATTGGATCCACAGTACTGGGCTCGGGTTTATATGATAACAAACACAGAGAAGAACCAAATTGAGATTTACTTCCCGGATGCAAACGCTAGTGAAGGTGTGCCGAATAAGATGTTGAGTTATCGTTATGACCTAGACTGCTGGAATGCTCCACGTGACGTGCTTAAGGCTACATTTGCTTGCGAAAGTCCGGAATGGAGTGAAGTAAGTCCTAGCGTATGGGACTTTAATCCTGCTAGCCGTACAGTTGTATATGCTAAAGGTGCAGAAGATACTCCGCTAATCCAAAAGGATGATGGCTATCTATTCATCAAAGCAGATGGCGACACAAGACCTATCGTTAGTAGTTTCCGCAGAGACAATATCAAGTTAGTTAAAGACTATTCAAGCAAGAGTTTAGTACATCGTGTGCTACCTGAGATCGTTAACTTGAACAGCAACAACGTGGCAATTGATCCTAGCGTTGATACAGCATTAATAGGCAATGTAGGCGCAACTATTGAAGGTGCTAACAGTGTAGGACAAACTCCTCAATACCGTGTTGCACAATACATTAGCACCGATACTGATTATCCTTGGGTACAGATTAACCAAAATGCTAATCGTGTAAGTTCAATTGAACTAAGCAGTGACTCAACAACACCAGGCACTATTTGGATGTGCTGTTCAATAACATTTCAGTTCGCGGAGGTTGAAGATGACCGCTGATCGTTTTAATACTAAGACTGTGACAATGGAGAATGGATGTATTGAATGGACCGGCAGCAAATTACCATCCGGTTATGGCAGGCTGCGAGTAGGAAAGAAAATTGAATTGGCGCATAGATATGTTGCGGCTCAACACGGATTCACTATAACAGGAAAAATAGTTTGTCACAAATGTGATAATCCAAGTTGCGTTAATATTGATCATCTATTCGTCGGCACGCAAGCGGATAATGTTAAAGATATGATGAACAAAAAGCGCAACGGCTATAATCCTGACCTAGGTAAACTTTCAGTAGATGATGTAAGAACCATTCGCTCTTCTACTTTAAGTAGAATAGAACTTGCTAACAAATATAATGTAACTCCTCAATATATTACAAGCGTTAAACGTGGACTGTATAGAAAGGATGTAGTATAATGGCACAGTTTCCTATAGTAGACAAAAGCGGTATCTACGATGCGTTAAACTATGTGTTAAGTGGCCCCACTAGCCTAGGGCAAGAGTTTGCTTACTATAATAGCAACGGCCTAGAGCAATGGGACTTAACCGGAAACTATCGCTTACCGTTTACGCAAGTTAGTTACAATCCTCCTCACGTTCCGGGCGTTAACCTTTACGTTGCTCCTATTGCTTTAAGCACTAGTGAAATGCTAGATGAATATACTTGGAAGTATACATTTGCAACACCGTATGGATCTGCTCCTTTTATCAACGGGCAGAACGTTACAGTTGCAGGTGTAGCCGACAGTTACTATGATGGTACCTATACGCCAATTGGTGTAGTTGAGTGTACCGACACTTATGTTATAGTTAAAACTCAAAGTCCTTATGCTATAGTCGCTCCTAGTACAGGCGGCACAGTGGGACTAGACAGTATGGGTTATGCAATCAGTACTGACTGTAATGGTCGCGTAACAGTTAACGGTAATAGCGACATTGTCAGCATCAGTAACCAAATTAATTTTGAACTGTTTGCAGATCCGGCCTATGTAGGCAGTTACTATTGCAATGTGCGTCTCAATAGATATCACGGCGAAACTAACAATGATCCTATTAACCCGGACTACATCTTCATATATGACAAGACTATTGCATACAAAGAGTTCTTAGTGCCTACTACCGTAGTAAGTCACACAATTGAACTTGAAAGCATCTTAACAAGTATTATAGATCAACCGGGTCCGGGCTACTTCTGGTACATTCTAGAATTAGAATATATAGACAACAGTGGCGGCAACATAGTCACTAACTGTATTCTAAAGCAGCGAAGTTTTGCTGCACAAGTATTGAAAACGTAAAGTAATGACAAAAGAAAATGAACTGACAGGAAAATTAGAATATCTACGTAGCGAGATAGACCATAAAGCAATATACAGATGCAGACCCGGAGAAACACTTCCAGCCAAGCAGCCCAACTATCGCTACACTTGGCAATTCTATCTACGTAGAGTTTTGTTTGATCCAGACTTTGTAATAACAGCAGCAGAGATGCTAGTAGACATATTGCCAAGTCGGGATGTTCAAATTGGTGCTTGCGAAGACGCAGGCGTACCATTAGGACTAGCATTAGCAGCACAGTTAGGTAGCCCAATGATTACTATTAAGAAAAGTCGTAAAGCATATGGACTATTGAACTTTACAGAAGGACGCTTTACAGGTAAGCCTATCTTGTTAGTAGATGATCTAGCAGGTAGTCAAACAACGTTAAGAACGGCTGCTAGAACATTGATGGCATTTAACATACCTGTTGCTGCTCATTATGTAACTCTGTTAAACAAAACAAAAGAATCGCACGATGCGTACTTAAAGAATAAGCACTTGATAAGTCTGTTTACTTGTGAAGATTTTGCCCTAACGTGGGAAGATTATTGCCTACGTTATGGACGCGAGCCTGACTTTGGTGCCTATTATTGATTAAATAGTAATATGAAAAAGAAATCAACTCACTACCAAATTCCGGACGTTACAGTATATGATGCAGACGGAAAGCCTTTAACAGGCAAAGCAGCCGCTCGTGCTCTTAATGCTTATCTAGCCCATATGGGTAGAGGACACGACACGCTAGTTGCTCACATTAACGAAGATGAAGCAGAAATGCTTAAAGATGCCGGAGGTTCGGGCGCAGTTAACCCGCACACTGGTATGATTGAGTTTGACGACGGCGGCGATGGAGGCGGAGATGGCGGCGGCGATGGCGGCGGCGATGGCGGCGGAGATGGCGGCGGAGATGGCGGCGGAGCATCTGGCGACTCTGGTGGTGATTCAGGATCAGGCGACAGCGGCGCAGGAGATAGCGGAGATTCTGGCGACACCGGCGATACAGGTATAGGCGACACAGCTGGATCGGGCAATGACGGCGGAGACGAAGGCGCAGGTATAGGCGACACAGGCGAAGGTGAATCTAGTGAAGGCATTAGTGATGCCGAAGCAGCCACAGGTATTGTAGGGGTAGGAGCAAGTGATGCAGCAGCAGCCACAGGTAACAGTTCAAGCGTAGGCGAAGGTGCTGTAGGTGGCGATATGGGCGGTATTACTGATGCAGCATATGGATCAGTGATAGGCAATACAATAGGTGAAATAGGTGAAGCAATTAGTGAAGGACTAGGTGGCGGTATAGGAGGAGACGGCGGAGGTATAGGTGGCGACGGTGGAGGAGACGGTGGTGGATATTGGGGCGGTGGTGATACTACTGTAACTCCAGTTGCACCTGCAGGTCCTACAACAACTCCAGGCCCTGTTAATCCAAAGTATCTAAATCCAGGTATGATTGAAACTACACCGTTCTATCAAACTACAAGCCCAGTGCAAAGTAAATTCTTCTGGGGTGATCATCCACTTCAAACTGGATCTACATTTGATGCTAATGCGTGGAATGCAGTACCTAATGCTCCACAAACAGCCTGGGGTTTACAAGAATTTGGTCAACCAATGACGTTGCAACAAGCAATGAGTGTGCTACAAGGACAACAAACATATCCAACACTAACGGCCGCAGAGCAGGCATATCTTTCTATGTTGGACCCTCAAGCAGCACAACAGTTCTTACAAAGTAAGGGCCTAGCGTAATACGCTAAATATAACAAAGAGGACACAACAATGAGTGGATTAATTGATAGCTTTTTCGGTAGTAGCAAAGAAACAACTGTGAACCAACTACCTTCACAGATGCAAGATATTCAAGCAACAAACGAATTTAAGTCGGGCACTATGCTACCGGCTTATAAAGACTATATGGCAGGCGCACGTACCGGCTACCAAGAAGCACTTCCGGGTATGATGAAGGCTGCTCAAGGTGGCGCAGGCTACGCAGGTCAAGTTGGACAAGTAATGGGCGAAACAGGCGAAAGTGCTGCTCGCACAGGCATTACAGGATTGGAAGACTTTTTCCGTCCAGGCTACGGACAAGAACAGTTTGCAGCAGCAATGGCTCCTATTCAAGCACAGTATCAACAAAACGTTGCTAACCAAAGCGCACAGTTTGGTGGTGCAGGACAATTAGGTAGTGCTCGTCAAGCCCTAGCAGGACAGCAAATGGCCGGCGCAACACAAAGTGCTCAAATGCAAGCGGCTGCTAACGTGATGAACCAATTAAACCAACAACGCTTACAAGCAGGACAAGCATTAGGACAACTAGGTGGCAGTTACTTAAATCAAGGCCTAGGTGCAAAACAAGCACAACTTGGATTTGCAGAACGTCCAATGGATTGGTATTCTACACTTGGCAAGCAATATGCAAGCGTGCCAAGCGGAATGTACCAAGCACAGTATCCGGGACAACAAGATACTACTAGCAGCAGCACACCAAGTCTATTTGACATCGGTGCTAAAGTATTACCATTCTTTCTATAATAAAGGTTTAAAACAATGGCAGAATATGACGCAATGGGCAATTACACAGGTTATAACGACAGTTATCAGCCTGTTGCGCCTTTCTATGATTCCTTTGGTAGTGAAGTTCTAAATGACGAAAAGCGTCGTCTAAAAGAAGAAGAACTAAAACGCCAAATTGAAGAATACAACAGACAACAAAATGAACTTGCCAGTGAAGTAAGCCACAAGCAAGAGATCACTACATACGGCGATGGTAGCCGCACTGTAAAAACTCAACGCGAGATTCCTGCAGCAGGCCTAGGCCGCGGCTATGTTAATCCTCCGGCAGCACAAGCACAACCGGTTGCTCCAGTAGCACCAGCAGCAGATCAAAGTGCTTATACTGCTCAAATGGAAAGCGGTAACAATCCTAACATTGGCTACCACGATAGAACAAAAGGTAGTGCATACGGTACCTACGGTTTAACAAGTGCAGCGTACCAAGATGTTCAACGTGCTAATCCACAGTTTGCAGGACGCGATATTACAACGCTAACACCCGAAGAACAAACACAGGCTTACCGTACGTACACAGGTTTAAATGCTAATGCACTACAGCGTTTCGGTGTTGAGCCAACAGCAGCAAACCAACGTCTTGCTCACTTCCTAGGTGCTAAAGGTGCAGCAGAGTTCTTAAGAAATGGTACAGTAAGTCCGGCAGCAGCAGCGGCTAACGGCGGTGAAGATAATGTTCGTCGTATCGCACAAGCACGTCTAGGTGGCGGTGTTGCTCCAGCAAGTGGCGCAGCAAGTTTAGTAGCAGGTGAACAAGGTGGAATGCCTACAGCACCGGTTGCTCCAACAGAAGGTGCATTTACAGGACAAGGCTTAAAGGCTCCTACAGTAGGCCCTGCTCCAACAGCCAGGGTACCTAGCAGCGAACAATTCGTTACACGTTACCAAGACACACAAACAGATCCTGCAGGCTTAATGAAACTAGCCACAGATGATACTGCTCCAGACTGGATTAAAGAGCGTGCTCGCAATCGTGCAGCAGACTTAATCACAGAACAACGTGATACAATGAAAGCCAAAGAAGCATTGGCAGCAGCAACTCCTAATGACCTAGCACGTTACCTACAAGGTAAAACTAAGTCAGGTGAAGACTACAACTTAACAACTCGTATTCGTGCTATGTTATTCAGCGCAAGTGGTAATAACGAACTAGCAATGCGTGAATGGAACAAGTTAGACAACACCGGTACTGACAAGTATGTACAGGGCGCAGATGGTCAAAGTTACTTACTACGCACTCGTGCAAACGGTGAAGTAATGGGCGGCTTCAATGCTAAAACAGGTGCAGCACTAACACCAGAAGAAATAGTTAACGTAAGTGCTGGCGTACAAACACAAAAAGGTGTACACCAAGCAGCAGACACATACGCAGATCCAACAGGTAAGATTAAAGGTAACTTCGTACTTGAGACTCGTCCTGGACAAGCACCAGTGTTTAAAGAAGTTGGTACAGGTCGTGTTGCTACAGCAGCAGAAGGTGCAGTACTACGTAAGATTGGTGTAACAGGCACATTAGAAGATCAACTTGCACGTCAACGTCAAAAGTTAATGACAGACTTACAGTTTGTTGAACCTACTAAGCGTATGGAATTCGCAGCACGATTTGATGCCGAACACGGTACAAACTTTGCCGGTGAACTTAAGAATCAAATGCCAGGCTCATTCGGTGGTCAACCTGCGCAGGCTACAACTGTTGCTCCTAGCGTAGCAGCAAGTGGTGGCGCACCTGCAGGACAAGCAGTAAGCGGTCCGGTTGCTCCAACAGGCAATATTCCAACAGGTCCTATTGCTCCGGGCGCAGCAATAACAAAGCCAGTAGCCGGTATGACTCCTGCCCAAATCAAGCAGCAAGAAACATTAGGCACAGAAGCAGGCAAGGCTGGTATTGCAGTAGGCGAAACAGAGCAAAAAGAATTCGTCAAAGATATGAAGCCGGCTATCGGTACAGCAGCAAGTGACGGCCAAATGATTGGTAGTGCTCGTCGTCAACAGTTAGATCTAATTAAGTCTAACCCAAGCATTCTAAACATTATGAACGGTGATGGCACACGCTTTGACCAAGCACGTAACATTATCACTCGTATTGCTACAGGTGCTTACAGTGATGAAAACAAAGAAGCACTATACAAAGATGTTAAGGCAACTGGCCTAAGTCAAGCAGAACAAGGTGCATTATTAGACTTTGCTAACTTGAATACAGGTATCAATGCTAAGACATTGAAAGCCAACAGTGGCGCTGGTTCAATCAGTAACGCAGAACAACAGGCTAACAAGGATGCTAACATTGGTAACGTAGACCGTATTCCTGCTTATGCAGCATTAAGTGGTTTACACCGTAGCCAGTTTAGCGGCGACTTAGCAGCAAGTAAGCAAGCGTTCTTAGACACACACCCAGACATTAAGACTACAAGTCAATTCAACAGTGCTTGGGCTAAAGAAGAAGCCAACTTGCTTAAAGGTTATCAAGGTATTGCTAAGGCACGCTTTGATGTTATGGGCCGTGCTCCTGAAGTTGGTGCAAGTAAAGAAGCAATTGCCGCATATAAGGATCGCGTATTCCGCGCATTTGAAGCATATCCTGCTCCTAAGTGGGATGCTGCAACAGGTAAGTGGGATTACCAAACTGCTAATGCTAAACGAGCAGCGATGAGACAAATTTTAGGACAATAAGATGACCGAACAAGATATTGCAAAATTAAAAGCCGCTGGTTTTAGCGATGCAGACATCAAAGACTATATGGCAACTGAACCTGGTGCAGGGGGCACTGCCCCTGCTAGTGCTCCTGTTGAGAACTTACCTGAGATTGATGTTACCAAGCCTAGCACTATATTAAGTCAAGCACAGGCACAAGGTATTCCTACTACTAATGAAGGCAGTGTTGCAACAGATATAGCAGCATTAGGTGCAGCAGCAGCGCCTTACGCAGTGCCGGCAGCAGCAACAGCAGCCGGTATATACGGTGCTGCTAAAATAGGTGGTTGGGGTAGAGATATGTTGTCTACTGCACGTGAAGGTATGGAAGCATATCGTCACGGTGTTAACACTGCTAATGAAATTGCTCAACGTAATGCAGCATTGCAAGAAGCCCGTATCGCCGAACGTGTTGCACGTGGCGGCCAAGCAGCAGGACAAGCAGTGCAAGCAGGAGAGCAAGCAGGATCTAGAGCATTCCAACAAATGGGACAACAGTTAGCCAAGCCAATTGCACCGACAGGCGCAGTTCCAACAGGTCCGGTTGCTCCGGCAGCAGCACCAGCAGCACCTGCTCCGGTAGCACAACCAGCAGCACAGCCTAGCCTAATTGATAGAACTACTGCAATGATTCGTCAACTAGCAGCGAACAAGGTCTTAAATACTGTGGCTAAAGGTGGATTAGGAATTGCAGCGGCATTAACTCCAGGTAACGTTGGTCAAAACTATCCGTTCCCAACAAGCGGTCCTTACAAAGGTATGGAAATTAACCCAAGAACAGGACGCCCTTGGACTCCACAAGAGTTAGCACAATACAAATAAGGAAATGATATGATGACAACAAGAGAAGCGTTGCTAGGTGTATTCTGTAACAACTTTACAACTTACTTTCGTAGCCACGTTGCACACGTTAACATTATGGGCCGCAACTTCGCTAGCGATCACGCATTGCTAGGCGGCATATATGAAGAACTGCAAGGACAAATTGATATTCTAGCAGAACTATTACGCACACTAGGCGAGTTTATGCCCAATGACATTCAAACTGTAGTCAATGAAAGCATTATGAGTAGTTCAGCAATGGATGGTTCTAGTGAAGATTTGCTAATGGCAGTAAGAGAAGATGTCGGCGGCTTAAAAGCATTATATGAAGATCTAATGCTCTGCGCCGAAGATGAAGGATTGCAAGAAATTGCAAACTATGCTCAAGAAAGAATCTTGGCATTGGCTAAACATATTTGGATGCTTGAGGCTACATTAAGTTAAGTAGCGTTGGGCTTGTCAGTGAGGTCAACTCGTTTATAAGCCTGACTTCCTCTTAATGTATAACCAGCATTTGTATGTAACTTAAGAAAGGCTGTTTGTTCTTGGCGTAATGTTGTGCTAGCGATAACAGGAATTTGACGCATTTTTGCAAATCCTTCCCAAATCTCAAGCATATCTTTAATTAACATTACACGCTCTCTAGTAGATAACGCAGGATCCACGTGAGCCATACGGACTAGTAATATTTCGTCATCGCTCCAAATGCTACGTTCTCCAGCGCGAGCCCAAGTATATGCAATTATACCGCGTTCATCGCGTACTAGGACAATTAAATCACTGGCTCGTTTGTAGTTTTGATTTACTAATCCTGTTACTAAATGATGTGCTAGCACATTAGGATCAAATTTGAATAGTGTGTCTACTTCGTACTGTACTTTTAAGTTAAGCGACATTAGTTCAGTAGCATCGTTGATTGTGGCGTAAGCCCAGGTATATTTCATAGCAGTTCCTTTACAAGTATGTTGATGCACTATTTACACTAAATAAATGTATGGAAATGAACGATAACACTGAAAAGAAAAGCAAAGGTAAACGTGGTGGTGCACGCCCTGGGTCCGGACGACCAAAGGGCAGTGGTAATGCTATTACTATTGCAGGCTTGCTATCGCAAGTAACTAGTCAAACACGCGGTAAAGATTACGAAGCATTGTTAATTGAAGACTTTTTACAAGCAAGAAACAGTCACAATGCAGAACTATTGTTAAAATATCACAATTTGATCCTAGGTAAAGTTATGAACAGTCTAGCAAAGATTGAAGTAACCGATAGTGAAGATGCAGTTGAAGCAAAGAAAGCAGCATTTGCAGCAGCCTTAGCGAAACTAACGGGATTAAAAGAGGAATAAATATCACTATGCCGTTGAAGAAATCTACAACCAAAAAGGCATTCACGGAGAATGTCAAAAAAGAAATCGCTGCTGGTAAGCCTCCAAAGCAAGCCGTGGCAATCGCATACTCTACTAAGAGGGCAGCGGCTAAAACAAGTCCAAAGACTAAAGGAAGCAAAAAATGAAACAAGATAGCAACTTAGACTTCAACGGTATGGCAGGCGATGGAGTAAATCGTGGCAAGAACCGTTTCGCTGGTAACCATTCCGGTTTAACAGCAAAGACTAATGCAGGTCGTGGTCCTACTAAGGGCAATGACGGCACTAACACCTACAAAGGTGCACCTACTAGTGCAACCGGTACAGCACAATATCGCGGTGTTGGCGGTACTACAGTTAAAAAGCCTGGCGAGAAGATTGACTTTGGCCGTGGCCCAACTAAAGGCAACTGCGGTTGCTAATAAGGAATAAATTATGAGTAATCCACAATCTAAACCAATCAACCAAAAGCGTGGTCCTACTACAGGCAACGCAGGTACTACAAGCAAGCGTGATGCATTTCTAAGTGCAAAAAGCGCCAGCGGCAGCGAAAAGTCTGCACTAGCAAAAGTAGTTACTGATGCACTAGAGATGCGCGGACGTGGTCAAGGCGGAAAAACAAATCCTGCACTTGAAGGTCTACATAGCAACACTGGTCCTAAGTCTAACCCAACTGTTACTAAGTTTAAAAAGTAAATATGTAGGGGCACTAGTCCCCTACTTTTAATGCAAGGAAAATGAAATGAGAAAAAATAGCAAGGCTCCTGTAGCCGAAGAGAATGTATGGGACGATGCTCCCGTAGATACCATTGATGTATCAGCAGATGAAATTATATCTGTAGCAGAACAAGTAGCAGCAACTGCTCCAAAGTCTGTATCAAACGCAGAGTATGATTTGGAAGGCTTAATGACAGACTTTCCAACTGCAAAAGAACTAGAACGTTTTGTATTTGATGAAACCGGCATTGTTCTTAACCTAAAAGGTCGTGCAAACAAACTAAAATACCAAGTAGCAATGGATGTGCTTAACGGTGTTGAAGTTGATGCTAAGTTTATAGGCGATGATAACCCTTATGTTGAAAAAAGCGAGATGGTACCTGAAGAACCACTTCGTCCAAAGCCAGCACGCGACAAAACATTACCACCTGCTAGCCAATTACAAAATACATTCTATACTCCAATGGTACCGCATCAGATCCAAATGCACGTAGTGAAGATAAAAAAGTCCACGTTATGTTCCGCAAGTATAACAACGGACAAGTCAGTTATGAAATCCTAGGCCCGCTAGAACTAAAGCCACACGGTACTAAAATTGACAAGTACGGACGTGAGCGTCCAGAGATTATGCGTTGGTTAGATCCACGCACAGGCGAACAAACCGCAGTACGTGAAGATGGCACACTAACTCCACAAGGCAAGCGTCTACGTGCTATGATGCAAAGTACTAAGTTCCGCGTTAACAACAGCAACCAATGGGACGTTTACGTTGACCGTGAGTTTGCAAGTTTAACTGACGAAGCAGCACACAATCCCTGGGACATCTCCCAATGAGAGAAGACCAAAAGCCTGCTATTATTGATCAAGCACAGCAGCAACGTATGGCACGTGACACATTAATCTTGCAAAAGGTTAATCGTGTCAACAGAGAAGCATTTAAATCCCGCTTCCCGGGTGCCTGCGAGCATATGATGCGTTTAACTAGCGAACGTTTGCAAAGTGTTTTAACTAACAAACCAGCAGACCTAGCAGATCCAGATACTTGGGTTGCTACAGCAGCAGAAATTCGCGACCTAAGCCAAGCACTTTACTTTCTATCATTGATTAGTAAAGAACATCCTGCAGGAGACACACAATGAACATTGCCAGTGATGAAGACAGCAGTTTAGATGTAACAGTTACTATACTAGCAGATAACAAATATCATCTAGTAATTAGGCACAATGAAGACATCCTAGGTGATACAATCATTGATTATACTATAGATGCTAATGACTTAGACTATTTTATAGGATATCTACAGGAAAAACTTAAAGGAAATTGATATGTTGGGCACAGATATTATTATGTCTCGTGCCTTGCGTTACGTTGTAGACGAAAACAACTTAACTATAGATGCACTGAAATATATTCCGGGCCCGTTAAAGGCTGACTTGCAAGACTTGGCACTTAGTATTGCCGATGATATGCAAACAAATCAACTCAAATACTTTAGACCATTTGAGCATCAAAAGAAGTTCTTTGCTACGGGCACAGCAGACCGCCGCGGCATCCTTGCTGCTAACCGAGTTGGTAAAACAGTTAGTACTTGTTTTGAAACTGCAATGCACTTAACTGGGCGTTATCCAGATTGGTGGGAAGGTTATCGCTTTACGCAGCCAATTACTGCTATGGTAGCAGGTGAAGGTTGGAGTCAGGTTGCACTTGTATTGCAAGCAGAACTATTGGGCACACAGGATATTAAGATTACCGAGCAGTTAGGCACAGGAGCAATACCACGTGATTGCATTGTTGTTGATACAATGCGTAATGATGGTGCTAACTGTATTGGTTGTGAGATTAAACACGTGAGCGGTGGCAAAAGTTATTTGTTGTTTGCCAACTATACACAGGAAGTTCGTCAGTTGCAGGGTTTTAAACTTAACCTAGCAGTATTTGATGAACAACCACCGGATGATTTCTTCAGTGAAGTTGTTACACGTACTGCAACTACACAAGGTAAAGTATTATGTTCGTTCACTCCACTAAAAGGCTTGAACGGATTGGTTAGTAAGTTTTGGAACACAGAACCCGGATATGAATACATTCGTGTAAGTTGGGATGATGTGCCTGAGTACGATCCTTGGGGACAACCATTCTTATTAAATGAGACACGTAGACAGTTAGAACGAGATTATTTGCCGCACGAGCGCGAAGCACGTATTGCAGGTAAGCCTGTTATGGGTAAGGGTGCAGTATTCCAATTGAACAACTGGCCTACATACAAGACAGGTGACTATAACTTTACAACGATGCCTAACTTGCATCGTGTAATTGCACTTGACTTGGGTTTAGTTAACGACAAAACTGTTATTAGTTTGATGTATTGGGATCCATATGAACGCACAGCATTCTTACATAAGCAAATTGTGGTACAAGGTGTTGAGGAGGCTGTACCTACTCAGTATATCAACCACTTACTTCGCCCTGAAGTGTTTGGCACTCCTATCGTTTTACCTGCTGATGCTAGCACTAGTGGTAGATACACAATGAGCAGCAACAGTATCAGGGAATTGTTTGAGGAATACGAACTAAATGTATATGACAAAGCAATTATGAACCCACCTGATACACAAGGTCGCCAAACAAACCACAAAGCATACGGCATTAACCAAATGCGCCAAATGCTAGAAGTAGGTAGTTTGATGGTTAATGAGAACTGCACATACTTTTTGAATGAAGCAAGAAACTATTTCGTAGATGAAAAGGGAAGATTTAGCGATCCAGATGACGCCATTGATTCTTGTAGGTACGCACTATTGGCTTGCTTGCAAGGAATTGCTGAGCCTTGGGACAATAGAACCCCGGCAGAGCGTATGCGAGCACAGCGAGACAGGTATGTAACCAGAGATTACGCATCTAAGCCCGCAATTAAACAAGTTTACAACCCAGGAAATTAATATGACACAAGCAATGACAGACGCACTATTTGTATGTGCAGTAGAACAAAACGTTTTAGTGTTATGCGAGAAGCACGCCAAGGCATTTGAGTTGGCTGCAATGACTGCAAATACTCCGCATACAATAATTGAACTAGAACAAGATGAGATTGAAGGACACAAGTGTTATGCTTGTGATTTACAAGACGAGATGACTCGTCCACGTATCGTATTACCAGGTGAATTTTTATGAAAGACTTTGTAAGAGAGTTCTTTACCGATATAGGCGGCAATTTTAGTACCACAC